GTCGTTATCAGCCGAATCACAACCGGTACCGCTGTCGCGTATCAGACCTCACAGAATGACACCGCAGTCAGCCAAGATCCAGATGACACAACTCTGACCGTCGATGTCAATACCATCGCAGGCCAGAACTCAGTCTCGAAGCAAGCGCTACTCCGTGGCTACAACATCGAGAACATCGTCCTTAGCGATCTCATCCGTGCGTATCACACACAGCTCGACGATTCCATCCTCAACGGATCCGGCACCAACGGCCGTCCTTTGGGCTTGAATGGTCTTACCACCGGTATCGTTGTCACTTACACCGCTACCACCGGAACCGTTGCTGGTCTGTTCCCGAAGATTGCAGATGCAATCGGTCAGGTTCAATCGACCATCTACGCAAATCCAAACGCAATCATCATGCACCCACGACGCCTCGCATTCTTCTTGGCTGGCGTTGATTCTCAAAACCGTCCGTTGGTTGTGCCACAGGCTTACAACCCACAGAACGCGATGGGTACCGGTGCTGGTGTTCCAGCGTACGGAAACTCCGGTTACTCGATCCTTGGCCTTCCGGTCATCGTCGATGCAAACGTCACCACGACAGCATCAACAGATCAGGATCGAATCTACGTCGTAGATCTCAATGAGTGCCACCTCTGGGAAGAGGCAAACTCTCCGACCTACGTCAAGTTCGAAGAGCCAAACGGCAAGGTTGCTCTCAATATCGTCATGTTCGGTATGAGCGCCTTCACCGCTCTCCGCTACCCAGGAGCGATTGCTCGCATCCAAGGTACCGGACTCGCAGCGCCTAGCTTCTAGTGCGCTCTCGTTCCCGGCAAGGTTCCCTTTCCCTTGCCGGGAACGTTATACCCATGATCGGCTGGATTGGGCGATCATGTTCCTAGTCCCAAACGTGAAAGTTCGAGAAAGTCGATCATGGCTATAACTAACGGCTACGCCACACTCGCAGAGATCAAGTCCTTTCTCAGCATCCCTAATTCAGATACAGCCGATGACACGCTTCTTGAGAGCCTTGTTGAGTCAGCATCTCGAAGCATTGATCGCATCGCTAACCGTCGTTTTTATCTTGATGCAACAGCCAGCGCACGTCTCTATCGCGCCTATTCCGATGTGTTCGTCTATACCGATGACATCGGTACATCTGCAAGCCTTGTCGTAGCCATCGATGAATCCGGCAACGGCACCTTTACTCAGACTTTGACACTCAATCAAGACTTCTTGCTCGATCCTTTGACCGCAGCCGCTAAGGGACGTCCCTTCACACAGCTCACCATGGTTTCCAACACGACGTCATTTCCGATCTTCCCGGGCTTGTTCAGCAACGGACTTCGTCCCGGTGTTCAAGTCACCGCACGATGGGGCTGGCCGTCGGTGCCGGACGATATAACGTCAGCATGCCTCATCCTCACCGCAGATCTCTACAAGCGCAAAGATGCTCCCGGTGGAGTCTTGGGTCTTGGTGATCTTGGCGCGATTCGCATGTCTCCGCTTGGCCGTGATGTGACGGCTATGGTTCGCGCTTATAGGAAAGAGACTTTGGCGTGATTCCTTCAACAGTTCGAGACAATATGAAAACGGCTTTGCAGACCGTTTCTGGACTTAGAGTCTTGGATACTTTGCCAGATAGTGCGAACATTCCTACGAATGGCGCTCTGGCGGTCATAGGCATGCTGGACATGACTTATGACTTCACACTCAATCGCGGCTTCGATAGCGCGACTCTAAGTGTTCTTGTGATTGTCGGACGCATGAGCGAATCGGCAGCACAAGATCGGCTAGATGGCTACCTGCAATCTAGCGGTGCTACTTCGATCAAGACCGCCATCGAAGCAGACAAGACTTTAGGCGGCGCCGTCCAGACGTTGCGTGTAACGCAAGCCGTCAGCGGTACAATTACGGTCGCAAATATCGATTACCTAAGTTATCGGTATGAAGTGACCTTGATAGGCTAAGGAGAAATAACTCATGGCAATCTTCATGGGGAACAAGGTGGCGGTTATCGTCGGCACTACTAACACGATTACGGATCACGTTTCAACCGTGAGCCTCAGCCGTGAGTTGGACGTCGTTGATATCACCGCCATGAATGACACGGTGGCTAACGCCATCACAGGAGTCGAGCGCTCAACCCTCAACCTTGAGCTCTACAACGATTTCGATTCTGGATCCGTGAACGCTCTCTTTGAGAATGCTCTCGGCACCAAGCTCAACATCCGTCTAGTTCCGGTATCAGGCACCGTCACCGCTACGAATCCTTCGTACACGATGTCATGCCTCATCTCGAATTGGACACCGATCAATGGCTCCGTCGATGGTGTCGCTTCCGTAAGCGCATCCTTTCCGGTGACAGCAATCGTCAAAGCATCTTCATAATTTCATAAGGGGACTATATGCACCAGATCAAGATCACTAAGAAAGACGGTCAGGAACTCTTTTACGATCTCACTCCGAGCGTCCGGGTAGCCTTTGAGAGTCATTTCAAGGCAGGATGGCGAAAGAGATTGGTCGAGTTCCAGATGGATTCGGATCTTTGGTATCTCGCTTGGCTATGCGAAAGCAAGGCTGGCAAGACCACAACCGAGTTCGGGGATGCCTATATCGATCAGTTTGAAGATATTGACATCATCCTTGATGCAAAAAATGGATAGACCGCAAGGGAGACATCTACGAGATCGCGTCCCTTGCGGTTCTAACCGGTATCGCGCCTAACGCTTTACTTGAGTGCGATCCGGCTATTTACACCGCGATCAAAGCGATTCTCCAAGAGAGAGCAATCAACACGAAACGAGCGCAGGCAAGGAGGCGGTGAGATGGCCTTACAAGGAGCGATTCGGCTCGATGATTACGACAAACTCTTGAAGGATCTCAAAGCCATCAGCCCGGAATTGCGCAAAGACTTTACTAAGGCGCTCAATCGCGCTGTCTTGCCAGCCAGAGATGCAGCTCGCTCATTCGTACCCGGAGACAATCCGCTTCGTAATTGGCGTCAGAAAGAACCGACCTATACCAGCCTTTCATGGGCAAATGACTTCGAGCATCGAGGACGAGATTCTGCCTATCGCTGGAAATGGGTGCCTTCGCTAGTCAGAAGAGGCATCAAGATCAGCCGAACACGCTTTGCTACCGGCAGAGAATTAGGTGCCAAGATTGAGACAACAGCGATCTCGCTTATCAATAGCGAAGCACCCGGCATCATTTACGAATTAGCAGGATCCGGCAAGCAGACATCCGTTCGCCGGACTCAGCGAGTCAGTCGCAACCCTAATGCTCGCGAGGATTTCGTGAAGGCTTTGGCAGTTCGTCGAGGCAATCCACGCCGTCTTGTCTATCGTGCGGCAGAGATACACGGCCCGAAAGTCATAAGAGAAGTCGAGCACGTCCTAGAGACTCGACTCTTCAAGTTCGTTAGGGGAGTCAGGTAATGGCATCGACAAGAAATGTCATCGTCAATTTCGTCACGAAACTTTCTGGCCGTGGCATTGACAACTTTGGGAAGCAGACCCGAGGGCTTGATCGTGGTCTTGAGAAACTACAAAAGAGACTCTTGGGCATTGTCAGCTTTGGAGCCTTCTTTCGCTTTATCAAAAACAGTACCAAAGCCTTTGCCGATGAGACCGGGCAAGTTCGTCAGCTAGAACTAGCGCTCAACAACCTCGGTCTGGCCTACACATCTCTAACTATCGAAAACACAATCGATCAGTTACAACAACTAACGGCTGTTTCCGATGATGAACTTCGGCCAGCGCTGGCTCAACTTGTCCGGCAGACAGCAGACGTTACCAAGGCCACCCAACTTCTAGAGCTTGCCATCAATGTCAGCATCGGCAGCGGTAAGTCGCTTACAACCGTATCTCGGGCATTGGGTCGAGCCTACGACGGCCAGACCACCGCGCTCCGACGTCTTGATGCTGGACTTTCGGCAGCCGCCATCGAATCCAAAGATTTCAACGTCATCCAAGCAGAATTGCAAGATAAGTTCGGTGGAGCAGCAGCCGCAGATCTCACGACTTATGCAGGCAAGATGCGAGCGCTTGCCGTAGCATCTGACGAGGCGCGTGAAGCAATTGGTCTGGGTGTTGTCAAGGGAATCGAGGCTCTAGGCCGTGGAGACTTCCAACAAGGTCTGACGGATCTTGTGACCTTGGCAGAAAAGCTCGGTCGAGGCTTTGAGCTTGCTGGCCGTGGAGCAGCACGACTTAGAGCCTTTCTCGCAGCACCTATCGGCAGACTTGGCGATCAAGCGGCTCTTACCGGTCAATTCTTGTCTAAGGACATAGCGCTCGATGCAGCCGAACGGAAGGCGCAGATTGCAGATGTCGATCGACGCTACAAGTTAGAGCGTAAGGCGCTCAAGGAACTTTCTCGCCAGAGAGAGCAGGAGCGAGTCAAAGATAAGGCAGAAGATCGTCGTAAGGCAGCGACAAAAGCAGCCGAGAAGCGTCAAGACGAAATCAAAAAGCGTCTTGAGGAGAAGTTCGACATCGATGCCATCAACGTTCAAGCCGCTTTGAGCCGTCAATTATCAGATGAAGATAAGGCTCGCGTGAAGGCGCTTCAAGCCATCCGAACAGAGACCGCACAAGATGACGAGGCTTCGCTCAACCGTCTTATCGAGCTAGAGCGCAAGCGCACTCAAGACTCCCTATTTGGTAGCTCTCTGGTCAAGAATCAACGTCTCGCAGATCTTGAGGCTGAATTGCAGGCACTTCTCAAGCTCGCAAGCGCTCGCATCGGATCCATCACCGGATCCGTGCCATCGACAGGCGTTGCGTCACCTTCTTTGACCGGAGAAGCCGCGCTTGAGGCATATAACCTAGGTGCTCGCAACCTTGGCGTCGCTGGCGGTGCCGCCTTCTTAGATTTCCTTTTCTCAGGAGAGACCGTCAATGCGACCGGCGTGGCACCTTTGAACGCAACGGCACCGTCTGGCGGTGCTGGCGTGGTGGTTATTCAAAATATCCAAGGCAGCGTTGTCACCGAACAAGAGCTCTTTGATAAGTTCCAAGATGAACTCTTTCAAGGAAATAGAGCCGGTATACCGGGTCAGCTTGAATTGTTAGGTCGCTAATGGCTGGCGCGGTGTTCAGTTGCAAGATCGACTTCTCTAACGGAGCAACTTTCGACCCGGCTCTCGTCCTTGATGATCCTTCGACTCCGCTTGATTCATCCATTCTTGGCACGGCTGCCAGCGACATCGTTGATGTAACGCCTTACGTCCTCTTTGCTCGCATCCGTCGTGCGTACAATCGAACCGCAGATAGTTTCTTTGCTGGTACGGCTCAAGTCAGGCTTGTCGATGAGGCTGGTATCTTCAATCCGGCTAATACAGGCGGTGCCAACTTTGGCAAGATTCTTCCAATGCGCAAAATCCGCTTTGAGGCTACCTATAACAACGTTACTTATGCGCTTGGATCAATGTACATCAAGGAATGGAAATACACGTCTCCGACCGGTTACGACCCGGCTTTCGTGGATCTCTCATGCGTTGATGGCTTTCAGCTTCTCAATCTGACCACGATTACGACCGTATCGGGCGGCACGGCCGGGCAGACTACCGGCCAGCGCATTTCAAGCATCTTGGATGCTGGCAATTGGCCAGCCATGCGAAATATCTCGACCACGACTACGACTACGGTTCAGGCAGACACCGGCACATCCCGATCCCTTCTCGCAGCCTGCCAGACGGTCGAACAGACCGAAATGGGCGCCTTTTACATGGACGAGAATGGCTTTGCTAACTTCAAAAGCCGTAACGACATCATTACGGCTTCTGGCG